TATCACCTGCCCAGAAACGTTTGTTATCTTTCTTTAGATTGTTGCGAATGTGTTCGCTAAGTGTGTATTTTGACATTATGTCTCCGATGTTAAGCCAGTGGATTGGCAGTTCATAAATTAGTATAACATGTTTATTTAGGCGGTGTCAAACTATTTGATAATAATTTCACGTAGGTCTGGATATTTAACGTATTTAGGTTCTTGATCTACTGTGGGTAGAAGTTCTAATGCCCTAACTGCTTCTTCTATAGTAGGGCGATAATGATACCCAACCTCAAATACCTTTTGTGTTTCCCAAGGACTTATCTTTAGGTCACGCCCGTCGTAACGTTGTTGTACTAGAGTATCATATGCTTGACGATCATCTAATAGGATAGCGCCACCACGACCAACATCTAAAGGTTTACTGTATCCAAAGCTCAGACATTGCATTTGACCCTTGCGATACATACCCAACTGTAGCTTACGTGCGCTATCCCAAATACGTGTACCATGTAGTTGATATTCACCTGTCCATTCTTCTGGAATTAGTCTGTATTCGATATCCAACTTGCGCATGGTCATTGGCACACTTAAATAGGTATATGCAGTAAATGAGCAGTTAGCGGGCTTATCATAACGTAAACATAACTCTAAGGCATGTGTACAGCAATCAGTCATAACGACAAAAGGTGCGCCCGTAAGCTCACCTAGTGCTCGTTCAAACGTTGCAATTGCATCAAACGTCATTTAATGTTTTCTAATATGCCAGTTGCTGAGAAGAAATCGTGATGTAAGCTACGTGCCTGTTGAGGAACAAGTTTAGCATACTCATCATAGTCTGTCATAAACTCTACAATCTTATCGCATAGTTCTTGTTTGTGATGTAAGAAATTGCTATAAGAGCTAGTCCATTCACTTGGGTATTTCCAAATGTCTGCATACATTTCTGTATATGATAAACGATCTGGAACTATTGGAATAGCATCAGTCAGAGCACCTTCATACATACTAATACCCAATGTTTCTTGTAGGTTAGCACTAAACACCATCTTGGCTTCGCCTAGTAAGGTATGATAGGCTTCTTTAGTTAAGCCAAGTTCCTGACAGACAATCCATTCATACTGCGGTAATGCTGCCGCTAGGTCTTTAAAGATTTCAACCTGCTTCTCTGGTGCTATACGATGCGGAAACAGAATTAGGTCACGTTTCTTACGCTTATAAGGCGTAATAGTTTCTGGCATATATTCCATGGGCCATCCACTGCGTATAATTTTATCTTGAGAATAATGATTACTAACGTTGAGTAAATTATAGCAGAACATATCGATATGAAATTGTGTAGCAAAGTAGTTATAATCGATAGCATGAAAGAAACTTTTTTCAGCGTGTCTAACCCACGGCTTATTACCAATTAAGCGTCCTAAGAAGTCTTGTGGGTCGTAACTGCCGGCGTGCCACAAGGCGTGAATAGTGACGGGTATGCCCAACAACTCGGACATATACTTAAGGTTAATAATCCCAGGATGCCAAGCGTCAGTAAAAATGAAGTGATCACCCTTCCTAACCCTTCCTTCTGTAAATAATCTACCCATCTGCTCGACTTGATTGGCTTTATAGACATTAGTGCCGCCAAAGTTAAGAAAAGCGCCAGGGGTAGTAGCAGCAGGAATATCATGTGGTCCTGCGATAACATATACGTCATGTCCATGTTCTTCCAATAGTTTAGGTACATGAGCCTTCCATTGGCCCGTGTACCTTGTTTCGACTGCTTCTAGATCAACTAGAAATACAGTCATTATCTACGACCTTGATAGCCTGTAGGTTGGCCGTTGCGTTGTTGCCATTGTTGGCGTTTCTTGCGGCGTTCTTGCCACTCGCGATACTCCGGACTACGATACAAGTCCGCTTCATCAAACTTGATCATGCGGAAACGACAGTAGTTCATCCATGCATCTAAGTCGTTGTAAATTTTTGTTACTTCTGGGCTCATACGTAGATACTTCTTAAGCCATACAGGTTGTGATGCCACAATAAATCTCCTTAAATAGTGACAGTTTGGTAGGAACGAGTACAGTTGTACTCAATGTAACACCCGTTTTCGCCATCTTCACTTACTTCAATGTGAATATCACGATTGGGATACTTTTGTGCGATCTGCAAGTACAGATCATCTGCAATCATTTCGCACGATTTATAATTTAATTCTAACGTATCGCCCACATACAGGGCCTCAAGCCATCGTTTGAACTGGATGAACTCGATGTCCCTGTCGTTATGGAACACGTCGATTGACACCCGGAAATGAAAAATGTGACGATGAGGACTAGCAAGAAACGAAACATCAAATTGGTCTCCAGTTTTAAGTAATGGGTTTACGGCAGCATCGGGATAACAATGGATACCTTCTTTTTGAAAGGTAACCCATATCTTACGGCGAGCCTGTGATTTAACACGTTCTATTTGTTCACGTTCTGCTTGTATCATTTAATAATCTCGTCTTTACTGTATTGATCCCAATCAGTAAATGTTTCTCTAGAGGTTAACGATTGTAGGCTATGACACCATACACCTGGATTAGAATATTCAAAGTCTAAATCATCTAACTTAATTGTAGCATTATACCCAAGCTGTGTCAAGTATGGAATCTTAACACTTACCTGTGGAATAAATCTACGATTCCCAATTACAGGCATTTCTAACACCCCTTGTACAACACTTACATCAAAGTCTAGTGTGCACCAATACTCAGAATCTAAACAAGTATCAATCATACGTTCCCAAGGACGCCATTGTTCAGCATCATCTGTGGCCAGAGTAGGAAAACTTTGATTAGCACCAAAGTAAATGTGTATACAATCGTTAAATTGTGCTAGCTCAATAACATCATGCGGGTTATGTACACCTACAACAAATAGTGTACGCATGCCAAATGCGGGAGTCTTTTCAATCTCTATACCAGTAAAGAATGTAATGCCTTCTTTTGTGCCCGTTGTATATTCACGTTTCATAGACCTAGTTGTGTCCTAATATTTTCAATTGATCGTTTGATGACTAACTTCTCTTGCTTCATCTTACCTAGACTTGCATCATCCATATAGTTAGTATAACCTCTTTTAATGTTTTCGTCAAGTCTTTGATGACATTGTTCTAATTCTGTTAATTCATCTTCTAAACTATTGCGATCCATATTATTCTCCTATATGTTTATTAAATAATACCTCTAACCACGGGTATACTACTCTCCAGTTAGTATTACGTCTACTGTCAAGTTGTTCTAATGTTGTATATAACTGTTTAATTTTTAATTTATTGGGTTGACTGTGTTTAACTTGATCTCGAATACCTTTAAGATACTCAGTAACCTTACTATGTTCCGGAACCAAATTTGGCATATTTTCAATAGCACAATTAAAATCATCTTCAAATACATTGCCAAATATATCAATGAACATATGGTTAGGCCAGTTAACACTGTTACAGTAATTATAAACGTGTCTAATATTATTCCATTTATTAATCTTTTCGATTAGTGCGGGAAACGATTTAATAGTTAATGGAGTAATTGTACTATTAATTACCATAGTTATCCACGGTTTATCTAATAGATAGTTAAAGTTCTTTTCCCAAGTTGCTAAATTTAATGGAAATCTAGCATATTCTGCTTCTGGCCCCCAACAATCTAAACTAGCAGTAATGATTAACTCTCTGATCTTACCTTGATTGATTAGTTGTTCGATCCTGTCAATTTTAGAGGTTAATTTGGCATGTGTCACTGCTAAATTGCTAAAAAATGTTAGTTTTAAGGTCGAATTTGGTCCATTCTCTAATACATCTAATAGTTGATCAAACTCGTCTTGGTATAAAGGTTCGCCACCCAATACATTTAACGTATGCAGATCATTAACATTATTATGAATCCATTCAAAGCATTTTTGTTTATTTGATTCAAAATTTGAATCCATTTCAAATTGCAATTCTTCGTATCTACGCAACTCGTCAGCCCATAGACTACTAAATTGAGGTCCGCAATAAACACATTTAAGATTGCAGACGTTGCTAAAATATATTTCCAATATCTGCGGAGTTACTGAAGTAGCTAGTGGATTCGCTTGTAACTCTTTAGAAGGTTCAAAATCCCACCATTCTAAATTAGTAGTGCGATCACTAGCACCACCAGCAGCTTCTATATTTTTACAATATTCACAACCTTGAGTAGGCCATTGCCCTTCAAGCATACGCTCACGGTCTTGTATTTTTCCAGGAGTGTTGTGAAAATTAAAGGGCTCTGTAATAATGTCAGTTTGGTGGGTACGATGACAACTAGCAGTTTTTCCAGTAGACAAATAAACAGTAGACCATGCCCATTTTAATTGGCATGCTGTTTCTGTCTTAATTGGAAATAATTTCTTACTGGTCATTCAGAGTTATTTCTAAATTATCTAGAATAGACTCGTCAAATCCACTATCATCTACATGATGTTCTTCAACTTCATCAGTTTCAAACAAGCTGTTAAACATAGTGCTAGCATTAACAGTTTTCTTACCAGTAGCGCCACGAGTACCAATAATCTGCATCCAAAACTTACTATGTTCTTCGATGATCTGTTCTGCTGTACTACGATTAGGAGCGGCAAAGATACTATCTACTACGTCTTTAAAGTATACACGATCAAATGTCTCTTGGACAAGCATTTTTGGAGTTACCCCTTGGTCATACTGGCGATTAGCTTCTTGTACGGCTGTTAAGTGACTCCATACATTGTGTCCCATTTGAATAGCATAACTGAAACTATCCCAACTAGTACGGCCTTCTTTACCAATCTTGTTTAAGTCACCGGGCGCATAGTAGCATACATCGTTAATCTGTATACGATTGCTTATAGGACTATCTGTAAAGTTAGCAAACCTGCCATCTTGAAGTACAGCATCACTAAACTTACGAGTATCTAACGCATACTTCTTATCATCAACACTGGGTACCATACGATATACCCATTTGCTACGATCTTCAATTTCAGTTTGGATATATATCTGTCCATTGGCACTTGCTAGGAACGGGCTTGCGCAGTCAAAACTAATAGTAAAGTTGGGGTTAACATGTTTTCGAATAGCACGTTGAATATCAGTTAATAAGCAAGCCCACTCTAATTTACTTGTACCTAAGAAGTGCATCCAATCATGTATGCCTTCTTGTAATAGATTATCATAGCGCATAGCTACTAGACGTTTAAGTACTAAGTGAACATCACACATGTTCTGTCCACCCATAGCCCAACCATTAAAATGCTTGCCTGGGTACTGCACAGGATCACAATACTTCTTCATACGATCATACCAATCGTCTGCATCTGCGTGATTCTCACCTTGTAGAACATTTAAGAACTTACAAGCACCTGTGCGATTGTTAATAAACCAATCATTGTTGATGTAAGTACCTTCTACAGCTTCATCGTATGTACTAATACCTGTAGCTTTAGCACCTGCCGGACTACGAGCTACCCAAGCTGGGATATCCAAACACATACCATAGTCCATGTATGCGTCCATCCAAGTAAGCACTAGCTCACGTTTCTTTTGTGCTTTAGGGCAGTTAGGATTCTTCCAATCTCCTTCCCATACACCTTTACCAATTTGGAAACCACCACTGTCACCTAGAATAAAACTACGTGTGCGATCACGGTTACGAACCATATCTTCTTTTGGACTATGCTTGTTTACATCTAACTCAGCATGACCTGCTGAATATAGGCTCCAATGATAGGGAAAGTAAGCGGCATCTGGATTGAGCCAATTGAGACCTTCGATACCGTTTTCAAAGTTACTTGGCACACGTGTACTTTCAACATAGGTATTACCGTTAGCATCTGGATAACGCTGTTTACCTACATACGTTGCATAAAAGCCCGATAGTGCAGGTAAAAAGACAGCATAGTCTTTTTGTTTACTAGTTAAATTATCTATTTCATGTGCCACTTGTTTCTTCCTCATGTACGTTCTTTCAGTGTATGTATTTTGGTAATTGGTTTAGGACCAAAACACATATTACAATATTTCTCTGGTCCTGCTTGTATCGTTAACCAATCTGCAATTTCTTTAACAGTTGCATTATAACCTAGCGACTTGTATTGCAACCACGGTTCCCATAGTTCTTTATTGGGATAATTGTATGTAGCAAGTGTGTCTGCCAATACTCCCATTGTTGGGCATTTATATAACGCACCATTATACAGTTGAATATACTCTTTTGCTTCGCAACAGCTATGATTCTTTACATAATTAACACGATCAAAATTTAGGGCAGGCCTTAGCGACGCTCCGTGTCCTTTGTAATGTCCGGTCCATGCTCTATCAACATCATCGGATGAATGATCAATAACTCGAAATATACCACTACTACTATTATACACTCGTTCAGTAGCATTAACAATAGTCCATTCACCATTTACTAATATAGACTCTAATAACTGTATTGCAGAATTAATTTCTGTTTGATACCATTCTTCTTTACTATGGATTGATATGCTTATGTTTAAATGATAATTGAGAATTAAGTCAACTAACGTATCATAATCTAGCGAACGTAGTTTTATTCCGTTTGTTTGGATATTAATTGGCCGGTCAGCTACGCCCGACGCTTGAAAAAACATTGTACTAACAGTTTTAACCCAATTTGGAAAATCTGGATGCATAAGTGGTTCACCACCAAACAAATGTATAGTGTCTGGCTCTAACTTTTGCGACCAAAACTCTAACCAAGGAATAGCAGTAGCCAAGTTAGTATGTCCTTTGACTTTGTTATGATTGCTAAAAGTTAAGCATCCATCGCAGTTAAGCTGACAACTTCTGGTTATTACTATATCTAGGTTAGCAATTTTAACCGCCAACTTTATCTTCCTCGTGTACTAATATTTCTATCATTTTAAACTGCTCGTATGCATGTTTAAGAGTTGGGTGTTTTTCCATACGCTTTTTAAGATCATCCTCTTCACGCATCTTATAACCGGCCCATCGTAAGACTTCTTCAGCTTCGTAACTTAATCCAACTGTAACGTTTTGATTAATACTAATCCATGTGGTACCATCAAACACTTCCATTTGTTGGCCCGACGTGTTCCAGCGCATAGTACCGGCACTCTGTCCATTATTACCAATATGCTGCATACTGTGTGAGCTTGTAGTTAAGAACGGACTTGTCACTGTTAGATTGTTAATCATTACTTGCTTTGTGCTGGTAATAAGTAGTTGTAAGTTGCAATACCTGTATTGACGGTAATCTGTGCTACACCCTCATCACTGATACGGAATGTTTTGTCGCCGCTTAGATTTAAGATGCTAATAACTGCTGCCACCGGCCACGACCAACCTTTAGTTAGTGCACCTGTAATACCTGCTTGAAATACAAAGTTACCTGCATGACTACTATGATCACCAAAGAAGAATTTTAATTCACTGTTTTCTGTTTTAGCAATAAAGTTTAGTTCTTCACTGTTGGCACTGGCCATAAATTTTAGTCTTTGAATACTGGCTACAGTTGGCTCAAATTCTACGTGCCACGGTACTTGGCGCATCTTGACTGATTTAAGTTTGTCACTGACAATCTCTTGGCTCATAAAACGATAATCGTTTTTAAAATCGCCTGCCGCATTTTCAAAATGCAATCCCACTGGCACAGTTTCGCCATTGCGATCTTGTGTTACTAAACTAATCTTAGCGTTTTCTTTATATTCGCTAATGCCTAAAATAACACTAAGTTTGCCTAAGTTAGGCATACCGAATGTACCAACAAACTCTGCTACTGGCCCGTTTAGTTTACCTTGTACAATAACTGAGCGATCTTCTGCTAATGCTTCAATGCCTGTTTCTTGTGCTGTACCTGTGATTTTAACTAAATCAATGTTACCTAAGCCATAAGTGTTTTTAACGATATCTAATAGATGGTCTCTCATTTACTTCTCCTTGATTGATAATATAGTGTATATGATGTATTTAGAAAATACAATAGTATTGGTAAAATTATTTTGTTTTAATCTCTCCCATTGCCTGTCCTCGTTTTATTGTAGTTAAGGTACCCGGCTTACGTGCCTCGACCCAGCTTATGCAGGTCACTGAGTCTGCCCCAACTGCATCTATAAAGTTTAGATTTTCGTACCCTAATTGAGTTAGTAAAGTAGTCATATATGACTTACTAGCCCATGCACAATACCCGTTGTCAATTAATTTTGCAGTAAATTCTAATTCTGCATTAGAATAACTAAACATAACTGTTCCTCCTGGGCGTAATAAGTTAATTATGTTTGATAAGTACGATTCTACCCGTTTGATATCTAATGTATTAAAATATTCCCAGCAAAATATAAGACCAAATTGTGCCTGCGGCAACTGTTCAAAATTGTCTTTATCGATACTGTACAATCTTAATCTGTTTTGATATACAGTAGGATATTTTGCAATTTTCTCTCTCATTGGATCTATCATATATTCTGCTATATATAACGGATCTGAGTCAATCATATAATCTATCCTATTGGCTCCTAAACAATGCAAATACAAGGCTGGGTATTGCCAATTTGAACGTATACTAATGCGAGTTTTTATAAGGTCTTCAATTGTTGTATCGTTTACTGTGATCACATTAAACTTCTCGGTGAAAGTTGATACGTATACGGGATCGTTAGACAAGGCTAATCCCTCGTTAATTAATGTTTGGTCAATCTCTTCAATGATATTTTCTAAGTTTTGCCTAATAGACTGATTTTCTATTAAGATTTGATTATATGAATTAGATAACTTGTTATAAATTAAATCCAAATCAAAAATATCTATTTTTTCTAAAGGTAAGATAGCATGACCTATAGTATGAAGACTGCTATCTACTAGTAAATTATTAATTACACTAGTGATAGTTGTTCTAAGTTCTGTTAATTTATGAAATCTCATTCAAAGCTAAACAATGTATCAAATGTTGTTTTAATCTGCGTGTTTTCGGCAATTCGCCAATTTAACACACCTAATAGGTTTTCTACCTTTTGATCCACAATACCGGTTTCCATTGCATCATCGTCAAATGGTAATTCTTTAAACCACGCAGGTATATGTGCTTCGTCTGTTGGATAACCAACGCTGGTATAGCCCAATGGATTGTCGCGTAGCTTACATACAACGGTCTTCATGCCATCAACAATCTGCATCGAATAGTTATCACCCATCATACGGCGTAGGTTATTCCAATTCATTGCAGCTCTAACATGCCCTGGCATGTTAGCACGACCTTCACGTGCTTCTGCGGCCGTAAACTTAGTTAGATTATTTACACGTTTAGGCGTACCTTTCTCCCATGCTGGACGATCTTGGAATATAAGTTTAAAGTCGCGTATCTTTTCAATAATAGCATCACGCTGGGTACCCGTAAGCACATCCATTAAAATTTCACTTAAGAAGTTCTGCATGAATGCCGGGGTATCACTACGTTTTAAGTCTAGGCCCATGGCTTTAACTTTACCTGGCTTATCATGTGTGTCTAAGCGTTTACCTTCCATGTCATATATCAGCACAGCATAGCGTTTCTTTTTAATAAACAACCCTTTAAGTGCTACAAGCTCGCGCCCGCCTTTGATTAGCTCACCTTGACGTCGTGGAGTATGAAACGCACGTTCACAGAATCCGGGAAAACTTTCATTAACCTGATCAGCAATAGCATCATATAATTGTACACAAATGTCTTTAGACCATTCCATACGACCTGCTTCTACATCGTCTTTAACCACAGGCCACATACTAAAGTAACATGAGTCTGTATCACCGTAGATAATTGCTTTGCCTATGTGATCATACTCGCCGGTGATACACTCATTGATATAAGCGTCCATATGTCTAGCAATAGTACGACCTGTTAGCGTTGTTGACTGCCCGATACGCTTATCAAAGAAACGACACCCGGGATTAAGAATAGCACCGTATAAGCTGTTAAGATTAATCTTCTTAACCAACTGTCGTTTATCCCAAAATGCGATTTCGTCACCAATCGCATCCTTCTTCTTAGCCTGCATCTCTTTACGTTCGGCATACCAACGTTCTAATAATCCGGGAATAACCCCCTTGCGATCATTGCTAAAGATAGTACCATTGGCACTTAGAATCCAGTTCTTACCACTGTCAAAGATTAGTCGCCAAACATCTGCAGCACTTAATATATCATGGCCGCCGTTAACCCAATCGATAGTAATCTCGGTACCGGCCTTACTGTCCATGACCGCAGTGTATTCTAAACTACCAAACAACCCCTCCCATGCATCAGCAAACGAAGAACCTTTTTCTATCTTTTCTTTGATGTAATGGTCAGTCATGATAGGACGTAGTTGTCCTACAATAGTTTCTGGACCCATGTTAAGTGCGCGAATTGCACTCGGGTACAGTGAGTTAATATCAACTGCGCCAATGTAGTCATGCATACCTGCTTTAGGGGTTGCTACATACGCACCTGCTGCTTGTGTATTTTCTTGTTCATCTCTGTTGCGATTTGGTACAACCATACCAAGTTGATGTGCTTCGTTAATAATGGCCTGTTCAGTGACTGCTACAGCACCCATTGTTGTTTGTAGCAATACTGTGTTATCGTGCGCAAGTTCGTTGGCCAGATCTAAGAAACGTAATTTCTTATCTAACTTACCTAGCAACATAGTATCTTGTCTGTTATACTCGATAAACTTAGGAAAGTCTTTGTTGTATAATTGGTCTAACGTACCTTCGTACTGTGTTTTACGTTCTTCTAATTCATATTCGCCGATAGCGTCCAAACTATAACTGTGACGTTCTTCGTACGTGTATTTGCGATATAGTTGCATATAGTCTAGATGTACACGACCAATAAGGTCAAATGTAATATTAGTAGCACCAAATCGTTCAAAATCACGTTGCTTGGGATATTGACCCCACAAGCACATACGACGTGTATCGTCTTTACTTAGGACTCGTACAATTCGTCCAATGGTGTAAGGAATATCATAGCCCTCACTATTCCACCCACTTAAGATGTCTGCATCATCAATTAGATTAAGGAAGGTATCTAACATATCTTGTTCACGATCAAACAAGAAACAGTTTTCATACTGATCACATATTTCCTGAGCAGTTTCCCAACTATAAGTTTTGGGCGGAACTACAAGCGTAACTAACTTGTCTAGCCAATCTAAGTAAACTGATATAGCAGTAATACTATTAAATGGATCGTTAGTTGGGGCATACCCGCGCTCAGGGTCAAAGTTTACCTCAATATCGAAGAACGCTGTTTGTAGTTTAGGAGCAGGTTTCCCTAGATAGTTTTCTTCGAAGCAACGGAACACGGGATTGATATCACTTTCCCATATTTTCTTACCACCGTTGATGCGTACTTCTTTGTGGAATTCTTTGCCCACTTTGGTACTGAAGCGGCTTACTGGTGTGTCGTAAATTGTACGAAATTTACCTTTTGGGTCGTCATAGTAGAATACATAATTTGCTGGATATTCTCTATACTCTCTTTGGCCGTTGTTGCGTTCAACAACGTAAATACGATCTTTTGTTCGATCGAATAGTGCGTCTACATAACTCATATTACTCCTAATGCCACTTATAGCTGGCTAACTATTCTGCATGCACCTTGGGGGTGCGAATCCTCGTACTGTCTATAGGATTAAAGCGTGCGACCAACAGTTTCTAAGATGTCTGTAAGTTCTTCATGGTCAGCATTAGCATCACCAAATTTACTTTTTTGTGCAATCTTAATAGCTTTCTTTAGGATAGCTGGTTTAATTTCTAATTCTTCTGCTACAGCTTTGATAGTATCGCTCAGACCTGCATTTAAATCTTCAACTTCTTGTAAAACTTGAATACCTTCTGTAACTATTTGTGTTAGTTTAGCTTTTTGTTCGCTGGAAAACATACGTGATGACATTGATAATTCCTTTGTTAAAAATATATTATATACTTAATAATTATCTAAGTCTAGCGGATTGGTTAATTTATTTTACAGCAACTTAGTACACGGGTTGCGGTGGTGAATTCGTAGGCCAGATCATCAAATAAACCGTCGGGTGGGCGTTCTGCATACGCACGATTCATATAGGCCATTTGCCCCATATCGGCGTAGTAGCTTTTACTAGGCCATTTATGACTGCCCCAGCCCATGCTGTTAATCAGCAAGCATTCGTCACCTACTGATTTAAACATGTCTTTGCGAGTCGACACAGGCATAGTTGTAGCACTAAGTAATCTAACCCCAACAGGTATAGTGTTAACCTGCGGTTTGTCCATATAGTAGGCAAATAAGTGTACCAAATATGCTTCTATTTCGTGTGGTAAATTGACTGTGAGTTGACTTTCTGCTCGTTTAATGAGCTCATACGATTCTTTAACGTAAACTTCCCAATTGTTCATTATAATATTTATTAAAGTTAATGTTTTCTACTAACTAAATATTGCTATGCTAGATATTGTTATATGTTCTCTACCTCAAATGTCTGTTGGAAAAATACCAGCAGCTCCGGCTTTATTAAAATCGGCTGTTACATCAGCTGGTTATTCAGCCAACGGTCTTGACCTTAGTATTAATTTCTTTAACAAACAATGTAATCGAAACGTATCAAAATATAACGAACTTTGTAGCGTATTCAGAGGTACCGAGACTCCAAATGCTGACGCTTTCAGTGCTGCAGATGACTGGGTCAAAGACAGCATCCTGATACTCAAACAATTAAATCCAAAAATTGTCGGACTAAGTGTGTTTAGTCACTGGCAACATAGAGCAAGTTATATGTTGGCCGTGGCTATTCGTAATGAAATGCCTGATGTTAAGATTATCGTAGGCGGCTATGGGTTAACTAATACCTGTATTTCTTTATTAAATTTCTTAGATATTAAAAAAATTCATACATTGAAAACATTTCATCAATACATGACCGAACACAATCTGTGTGATTATGTAATAATTGATGACCCATTAAACAAGCTAATTTTGACCATTGAAGAAATACTTGGCGTACCAAAACAAATAGAATTCCAAGAAAATAAAAATCAATTTGATGCCCCAATACCCAATTATGACGACTATCAACTTGATAATTATGTACACGATGATATTGGATTAGCTGTCCCAATCACTGGCAGCAAAGGGTGTGTACGCAAGTGTACGTTTTGCGATGTTCCCCACTTGTATGGACGATTTAAGTCTAGGACCGGACGCGATATTGCTAACGAATTAATATTTTTGCATGAAACATATAGTGTACAGATTTTTGAATTCACTGACAGCTTAGTAAATGGGTCTAATAAAGCATTTCTTGAATGGGTTGAAATTATTGCAGATTACAATGATAAAAACCCTAACAATAAAATTCGATGGTCGGGTCAATATATCTGTAAGCCGCAGAGTGCTCAACCTAAGGGATTGTATCCTTTATTAGTCAGATCCGGAGCATCTCATTTGATAATTGGCGTAGAGAGCGGCAGTGATGACGTTCTTAAAGCTATGAAAAAGCGTATGACTGTTAAAGATGTATATGATGAATTAGAAATGTTTCGAAAATACGGCTTACGTGCTACAATTTTAATGTTAAGTGGGTTTATTAACGAAACTTGGGAACGTTATTTAGAAACCCTACGATTTATTATAAGCTGTCAACCGTATGTTGTGGATAGTACAGTAACATCAATTAACATGAGTTTTCCTTTATTAATTTATGATGGTGTGGAATTATCGTCTGCGGCAGATCAACTGGGAATCTTAATTGATCCTTACGAACTAGCAAACTGGAAGGTTATTGACGATCCTGATAATGACTTTACAGAACGATGTCGCCGTAGAGTGATAACACAGTTAATATTAGATAAACTAGGTATAAACATGGGCGCACCTAATTTAGATTTTTACGACATGACGTTAAATAGACTTAAACAATACGAGATAACTTTGCAGGAACAGTTAGATGCGAGATAATTTAGACTCATTAATACCTCAAGAAATATTAGATTTAATAGCAGTAGTAAACTCTGAGTTTGATATGGTCTTAGGTCTTACTCCATTTGCTGTTCGGGGTAAATATCCCAAAGTTAAAGTCTCTATAAACGATAATATTATATTTGATAATATTGTTAATCAAACAGAACAAATAATTAATTACAAATCTAGTGCCGATAGTGACATTAAAATACGCATAGAGTTTTATGATAAGCCAGAGGATGGCGGCACTTTAATTACACCAACAGGAGAAATTCTTGAAAATCAGGGTATAGATATCACTAAATTTATAATCAACGGTGCTGATTTAATAAAAAATAATGTAATATATAAACTAGGTTACTATTACATGTTACTGAGTCCGCGCCAATTTAAATATTTTCAAGATAACGGAATTGGCACTGCGCCGTCGGACAGTCTAGTTGTAAGAGAAAATGGTTATTGGGAACTTAATTTTAAAACGCCAATAATGCAATATCTTTCAAAAATTAAGTTTAAGCATGAAAATATCGTTACAGAAAAAAATCTTATTACCAGAGCCAAACTAAGTGATATGTACGATACTGTGCTACGTATTAGAGAAATAGAAAAGAAATTAAAATCAAAGTAAGATACTTATAGTCGGTGATTAACAACGTCCCAGTTGATAATCTTCCAAATGTTTTTTAAGTATTTGGCTTTGTCAGTACCGTAATCTAATGCCCAAGCATGTTCCCACCAGTCTATTAGTAGTGCTATGTCTGTGCGTTTTTGATGATTGGGTATAGTTTTAATAGTGCCGTTTTTACTAAGGTAAATCCAATTGCTGCCTTGTAGTTTCATAGCCTTTCCTGCAAGTTCTTCTTTAAACTTATCAAAAGTTTTAAACTTACGTTCTATTAGACTTTTTACTGCACCAGTTGGCAAGTTACTTGAGCGCGGCGCACGTAGTTGCGGAAAGAATAAATTGTGTAGATAAGCACCGGCGGCATTGAATGATTTGTCGCCTTCACCCTTGTTGTAGCGATCAACATAGCCTTTGGCTAGTTTACCGTAATGATTGTCAATGTTTGATTTACTTAATACAGGTGCAAGAGCTGTTCTAGAGTATGGTAGTTTAGCTAACTCTAGTTTCTCTTTACTTTCTGTTAATATTTCATTAACTTTCATCTAGCAGTTCCAGCGACGACGTGCCTTACATATTGCTTTATCTGGAGTCTTAGCGCAGCTAATGTTGTGCATGTTCATTTGACCTTTACTACGACTGCAATAGCTCTTACGACGTTTACTAGCTTTACTGCCTCGCTTTAGTTTACTAGGTTTAGTAGTCACTGCTGTTTTTAGTTTGCTACCTGGATTTTCACGACGATAAGATGCCACTGCTTTCTTACTCATGCCATCTGTTTTGTCACGTTTGTTGACCTTTTGCCAATCTTCATTTAGTGTTGAAGTAACTGCAAATACATATAATTCGTCTTCTGTAAGTGATTCTAGATCTCCCCAAATAACTTCAGCATCGACTTGATTACGCTCTGCAAGAGATTCGATAATAGATTCAATCATGTCAAACTCTTCGTCTACTTGCGGATCAATGCCTGTGGATTTTTGACTGACTACATAGTCCTTAACAGCAACAAGCATGCTCTTAACTACTGCTAATTTTTCTTGTGCCCATTCAGCCATATTATCATCTTGACCAAGTACTTGATCTAATTCTTCGGCAGCACGCTTAATTGTTTCTAAATTACTATCAACCATACCAGCTTCGTCGTCGTACTCATCATTGGATTCTTCCATCTTAACACAGTTGTCAACAGTCTTGCCACCTTTCTTCTTAGTGCCCATGCGCTTGTAACCATCCCAGCAGACTTTTCCATCAACACCTTTTTGTTTTTCTTCCGATACAGATTCGTTGTATTTGTCGTGTTGATCACGGATAGCATCTAGTTTCTTTTCGCTAGCGCCTTCACGACCAGCTTTAGCTAATGCTTCCATACCTTCTTTGCCGTACTTTTCGTGGCCCTTAGCCGTACGACTCATATTAGCTTCATTTAAAAATTCACTTGATTTCATTTGTTTTTCCCTCTACGCATATTTATCTGCCAGCGAGCTAGCTGCCCTTTTCGTCCTGGTGCTTTAGCTGCTTTTTCTAATTGGGCCATAGTAGCACCTTTTGGAATACCATGACGTTGACTATCACCAGGACGACCCGGTCCCTTGCCATCTGCAAAGTTTTCATTGGCTTTCTTACGACCAGCACAATGAGCCTTTTGACTAAACCCTTTCGGGTTACTACAGTTGATACTCTTTTTGTATTTGTTGCTCCACTCTTCAGCAACGTCAGACTCGCGAGTAATACTTTCGCCGCCGACACCATCTCCACCGCTGTTACTATCGTTATCGCCCCAATAGTATCCGTAATAACCGCCAACCCCCATAGGTTTACTTTTCTTTTTCTTTTTACGTTTACGCTTTTCGTCGATCTGACTAGGAACTTC